CGGTTCGCCCTGAACAGTGAAATTATCACCATCGATTACCAAAACGTCGCCGGATGCGGGATCTGGAACCTCAGAAACCCGAACATCAAACATGATATTACCGGTGTGAACACGGGTATCGCCAAAGTCCAAAACCTGATCGGCGCGACGTGCCATAATGCGAATGTTCACAGGGTCCGAACCCTGGGCGCGATAAACAGCATCACGCCCAAGATTAGGATCTGCAAACAAAGTATCAAGCGCTGCACCAAAAGCAGACATTAGAAGCTGCCGTTCAATCGGACACGACCAATGGTCTCCGTTGCACCGCCGCCGACGGCAACAATGGCAACACCAATCAGGGTGTTTCCTGTAGCCGTCTTAGTCGCTACTTTGTTGGTATCATCCCAGTAGACCTTGTCACCAACTATCCATGCTTGGGATGCGGCTTTGGTGAGGTCAAAGACACCAACCAGAGTGGCCTCCACATCTTCACCGCTCAAGGCGTCACCGGCAGCAACAGCAAAGATAGCGCCGAGTAAAAAGCCGTTTCCGGATACAACATCGTAAGGCACGGGCAAAGTGACCGTCTTACCGGGTTGGACATAGTTCTTCATTTTAAGGACTCCTAAAAAGACGATGGGCGGCCAATTGACCGCCCATTTCGCCAGGGATTGTGATTAAGAAGAGATAATTTACGCGCCGGGATTTTTATAAAGACCGCGCCAATCAATGGCCTTAGCTCCGAAGTCGAGCCGGCACTTGATCTCCATGCCATCCACATCAAAGCCATTCCGTGTTTCCACATAAGCGCCTTGCTGACCTTCAAGGTAGGCATATTCAATGGTATCGATCTGGTTCGGGTTGGCTGCCAGGAACCATGTTTTCTCACTGACAGCATCCAGCCTTGGCTCGGAGATCGGCGAGAGGGTACGAATAGATTGAGGCACCACGTTTTGTGTATCTGCTGGCACAAGATTCTGGGCAAGCAATTGCTCGGCTTTAAGCTCGAGCGATGCCGGAATGATCAGGAAGGCTGGGCGGATGTTAAGAACGGTCTTTTTATCAAGCCCGGTCTGCTTAGCCATAGCTGCGCGTGCAGCACCGATGGCATCAACAGATAATACCGTGCCTGTTCCTGCCAGGTTTTTGTGATCTCCATGAAACAGGGCTTTGTTATCAGCCATGGCCGAGTTGGCCGTGATAATGCCCCAAACAACATCGCTTTCCAGTTGGGCAATGGCGTTACCGTACATGGCAGGAATCCGGGTGAAAGCATCAAGGTCATCATTGATCAAGACCTGACGGGTGATGGCAACCACACGTCCATAAGTCTCTATACGGTAACTTTCCTTGGCCTCGCCCAAGCTGCCTCGTTTGAATTCACCACTTTCCTCAACTTTCAAAAGCTGAGGCGCTTCTCCCAGTTGCACCCGGTGCATGGCTTTAAAATCTGTGGCCAACACCTGGCGACAGAACAGTGAGAACGTTCGTGGATAGGTGTCGTAAGCCTGGCGCAGGGTCTTGTTGGTGACCGCCGATAGGATTTCTGGAAAATCAGACGTTGAGTTCAACGCCCGGGTCGCAACTTCATCTCGGGAAAGACCGCGCGTGTTAACACCGGTATTGGCCAGGCTTTCACGAGCTAATTCCATCAACGTCATGCCACGATACTGGCGCGCAGCATCTTCCATAGGAAACAGCGTTGGGCTGTAACGATGGAGCAAGGCACTGGCAACACCGTCACGGCGGGTGACAAATTCATCCTGCCCACCAAGGGGCATAGTGACATGAGGGAACGTGCGTGTATCTTCTGTATTACTGGCGACTTGATCGAGGATCAACCGCCTGGATTCATCAAGAGAGATGCCGCGTTTTACGAGATCATCTGCAAATGAGCGCTCCAAATCAAGTTTGCTTGCCAAATCAAAAATGGTCGAGACCCGTTCGCGTTCAACATCGCGTGTCTGCGACATCAAAGCATCTGTATCCTGTGCTGCAGAAGAATCAAGGGTCAGGTTACGCTTTTCGTCGACAGCTTCTTTTGGCGAAGAAGATATTTTCGTCGCAGTGGTTTCAGGTGTCGCTGCAACCATTGTTTTATCGGGTGCGGGTGTCGCATCGTTGGTGCGGGTCTGGGTATCATCGGGCATCGTCATATTCCTTTTATTGGTGGGGGTAACGTCGCTTCTGTGCACGACGCAATCGTGGAGGTCTTCAACGGATCTAAATCCAGCAGCCGGATCAGCGCCGACGGGAACGGCGGAGATTTCAAAAGGGGTCCAATCGACAGCACGCCAGATTTCTCGCCTACCTTCAGGCTTGCTGACCTCATATCGGTGAACTTGATAGCCAATCGACACGGCGCGGATATGACCTGCCTGAATGTCTTGCCAGATGGGCTCAACATCGTCGCGTTCAGAAAGTCGGATCGTCGCAAGGCCTTTGCCGTTCTCAATTCGCACGGTTTCAGGAACGACAGAACCGATCACGGCCCCTAATTCCCCGGTTTCATGAACCTTCAAAAATGGCGCGCCACCGTTCAGGCGTTCAAGGCGAACATGCTCCGGCTCAAGGCTGAGCTCTTCGTCATAGGCGTCACCAAAAAACGGTGATCGCCTGACCCGGGCTCCGGTTGACCAGACAACCTCAATGGTTCTGGTTTCCTTATTCGTTGAATTTGGCGCAAGCTCCGCCGCCCGGCACATGGCCGGGAGTTCGATGGTGTTATCCATATAATCCTCGGGTGTTAGTCGTTGGAAACAAACTGAGCGGCGCGAACCACCTGGTCAGTTTCATCAAAAGTATCGTTGACTTGGGCAACGCCGGTCTTGGTGACCCGCCGTGGATCGCTGTCCAGGACAATGCCTAATTCATCCAGTTTGGCATTCATGCTGGCGATCTCTGCCAGTACAGCGTCTGGATTACGCCCCTGCATGGCGATGGCTTCTGCCAATGTCATGGTGCCGGATCGCATGGCGAGAAGGGCTGCCATGGCATCTTTCAAAGGATCGACCGCTTCAAACTTGGGTGGAGACCACACCACCGGTACGTTTGCGTCAGGAATTATCCCTGCAGCCCATGCAGCTTCGGTGAACCAATCCCAAATGGGCTGACAAACCATAGGCACAAAAAGTTGCCATTGAACGGCATCGATCATGCGCCGAAACTCAACAAGCCCTGCCCGGATCGAAGAATAGTTCACCTGGCTCAAATCACCTGTGAGCAATTCATATGGCACCCGAAACCCCGCTGCCACCGTATGTAAATTTGCCCGTTTATACTCAGCATATCCACCGGTCGCCGCTGGTTGGTTAAACCGAATGTCCTTGCCGCCACGAGCATAAGCAATCAAACCCGGTTCAAACTGTTCGACCTGATTACCATCGGCATCAACCACGGTGGGCGCAATGCCTTGTTGGCTCTCGTCATCACCAAAGACAATGGCGGTGACGCAGGCTTCGGTTTTCTTGCGCACAATCTCTGCGACCTCATAGTCGTCCAAATCACGCAGGGTGCGAATAACGGATGCGCCCCAAGGAACACCACGAACCTGAACCCGTTGTTTCTCATAGATGTGAGCAATGTCTCGAGCCGGGACGGGCTTGCTTTGCAGTCGTCCGCTTAATGTCGCGAAGGCATTGCCGGGGTGCTCTGGAAACAACCAATAAGATTGACGTGTGCCAATTGCATCAAACTCAACACCTTGCACACTGCGACGATTGTCCGACGTAATTCCGTTTCGGCTTGCATCCAGAAAATCAGCTTCCAGAATTTGGATTTGCAGCGGCACTTCCAAACCATCAACCAGCTTGCGCATGCGACGGCGCACCATCACTTCACCACCTTCTACCATCTCCCGGCAAATCAAGGTTTGCAGGCCATAAAAATCCAACTGCCCATCGGCATCGCATTTGTGGGTCCAACGCTCCCAGAGTGCATTGACGGTTTTGTCCAGATCTTCATTCCCCGTTGCAGCACGCGGCATAATACCGGCCCCGACGATGTTATTAACCAACACCGAGACGGCTTTGGCCGCGTGGGGGTTGTTGCGAACAAGATCACGCATGCGATCTCGTAAAAGTGCCCCTGCGATAGAAACCTCGGTATCAGCGGAAGTCGCTGAGGTTCTCCAACCATCCGTGCGCCGCCCCTTCGATGCGCCGTCATATCCCCGTGACAAGGTCTCAAAGGCCTGACGGGCAAGCACACGCCGGGATGCCATACCAGGTGCAACAGACGCCAGGGTTCGGTCAAACCAATTTGATTTCATTAAGTGTTACCTCGACGAAAGCCAGCAAACCCGGCAATAGGAAGGGGGCGATTTGTGGTGGACATTTCTCGTTCAACGGTGCGGATGCGTGAGAGCAAATCATCAGCAGAGCTATATTCAACGGATTTGCCATCATAGCTCACACGCAAAGTGCCACTCGCATAGGCCCGCTTGAGAGCGGCTAGTTCAACTTCCGTCCATTGTGTCATTAATTATTACCTTAAAACTAAAACCAGCTTCTACGCCGCCCGATCCAGTCCGATTGCCGTTTGGCCTTCGGTTCAGGAGGTGGTCTGGATATCAGACCAGCGCTGTCAAAAGAGGCTTCGGCCCCCAGTTGTTCTTCCAGATCATCCCACTTGGCCTCCGACCAACGATCCGCACCGGCAATCCATGCCGCTGCCCGGGCATAAACCCGACAATCAAGGGCCTCATTGCGTTCGCGTAATTTCTGCCATTCAAGGCGCGGGAAACCACGTTTTGTTTTCACCGTCACCAATTGCTCGGCGACCAACTGCTTGATCCACTCAGATTCAATCCAGCTCGGCAAATGAACGGAGCCTTGTGGAAACTTCGCGCCGCCTTCCAGTTCTTCATCGGTCGGACGGGCCAAACCTAAAAACCGATAGGTCTCTGCCTTGAAGGTAGAAACCGCCACGGTCCAAAGACGCGCACCCCGGCGCAGGCGCTTTCCTGCATTCGAACTATCCACATAGGTTGGCCCGGAGACTGGGCTTGAACGATTAAACCCTTCAACGCCTTTAACCGGAGCCACCTGGGAAAACCCTGCTTTGCGGGCCCAGCTGTAAACAGCCGGGGTTTCATAACCTGTATCAATAGCCAGTTTAGCAATGCGAAGAGAGGCTCCTGTTTCATGAAACCATGTGCGATCCAGTAATTGATTGAGTTCACTCCAGGCATTGGCATCTCCGGGACCACCCTCAATGACCACATGATCAATGAGCCAGCTTTCCAGCCCACGGCCCCAGGCCCAGACATCGATTTCAATTCGGTCTTTTTGAACATCCGCACCTGCGGTTAAGAACAAGCCACCATTTGGCACAGTTCCTATTTTCCATGCCGTGCGACGATCATAAAGTCTCTGCCAATCCGGTGCATCACCCGCCTCGAGCCATGTTTCTCCAAGGGACGTATTGACGAAAGTTTTCATGCCCTCGGCACCCTGAACCTTGGCCGATAAGAATGATCGCACCATTTCTTCCAGGCGGATCCACGGCGAATAAATCTCGTTCAAATGAAACCCTGCAGTTGCCACAAAGGGCTTTTCTGCCCGCCATTCGCCCAAGCGAACCGCCGCCCAGCGTTTTGGATCGCTCCAAACCACCCCACAGTGCTGGCAGGAATAATGAGCAGTCTCCGGTAAATGCTTGCCGGTTACATCCTTGTCCCAATGGACCTGCTCCCAACGTAAAATCTGATACTCGCCACAATCGGGGCAAGGTATCCAGAACCGCCGTTGGTCACTATCTTCCCAAGCCGCATCAATACGGCTCACCCCTTTAATGGTCGGGGTCGAGACCATGATAATCTTACGGTTCCAAAAGGTCACCGTGCGTTTCTTGGCCAGATTGACCGGATCACCTTCAGCTCCGGCACTGGCCGGATAACGATCCACTTCGTCAAAAAGTAAAATCCGGATCGGACGCATGGCCAGACCCGAAGGTGCGTTAGAGCCAACCAGGGTCAGTTGACCTCCGGCAAATTTCTTGTGCAGGATCTTGTTGGACCCATCCCGCGATTTAGGGTTCGACAGTTTTCCCCGCAGACGTTCCGTATCTCGGACCATGGGCGCAAACCTGTCCTTGGACCATGATTCTGCATCTCGTTCTGTTGGCAACACCACCATGATGGGTGCCGGGTCCTGATCTATATGGTAGCCAACCATGTTCAGGCCAATTTCTGATTTCCCCACCTGTGACGAGGATTTTATGACCACGGTTTCTACAGCGGCATCAGACACCGCATCCATGATACCGCGCTGATATTCTGCCCGGTCCGTATGCCATTGCCCCGGCTCAGAACAGGATTCAGAACTAAGCTTACGGTAACTATCCGCCCACTGGCTGATCGTCAGGTTTGGTGGCGGTGCCGCCATCCGGCAAGCCGCCGTCACCACCTTCAGCAGTTCCGGTGCTCCCGTCAGAGCGAGGCGTGATTTCAATTTCCGTTTCGGCGATTTCCGTGAGGACTTCAAAGACCGCTTTTTTGATGACGTCTTTAGCCTGGTTGATACTTGTTGTTTCATGAACCACCGGTGCGATTTTGTCGGGCAGCACCAGAAGCCGTGAGCGCATCAGCGCCACAATGTCGGTCCAGGCCGCCGTCACGTCAGGCGCGAACAAAAGATCACCCCGCATTTGTGAAGCTCCCATCTCGGCCAGGTCTGCCCTGGCTTTCACCAGACGGGCGCGTTGGGTGCCGTAGTCAGCCGGGCCCACATCGCTCTGAATGTTTAATTCTCGCAGGTAGCGAATGTAGCCGCGCACAGCACCGATCATCTCGTACCGGCCCCGCGCCACCTTGGGGATAATGCCCTCGGCGCTGAGTTGGCGCACACGGCGTTCGGTAATGTCGAGTA